CCCGTAGTCCTTGATCATGTCGGTGCGCGGGGTGGGCTCCTGACCCCAGGCGACGCCCACCGCCCCGCCGCCGCAGACGAAGATCGGGCGAACATCCGCGCCGCCGTTGCCGACGCCGGTGAACATCGACCCGCCGCCGCTCTGGGCCGTGACGCAATAGGCGTCGATCTCGGGAATTTCCCGGTGGATCACGCCATCGTAGAGCAGATCCCCGTCCTGGAAGATCGGGTTCTTCTCCATGCCCATGCCTTCGCGGGCGCGGGCGCCGGTGTTGGCGGCGATGATCGTCGCATCGGCCTTGAGATCGCGGAACGTGCGCGCGCCGTGGAAGGCGACGAAATACTCACGCCCGTCCCCGTCCTCCACCCGGAACGGGCGGATATGCGGATCGGCCAGCTTGGCGATGCGCTTAGCCAGGCCCATCATCGGCGCCGAGGCCTTCATCGCCGCGGTGACGTTGCCCAGCGAGCTTGCGTGGTTGCCGGCCACGAGGTTGGAGTTCAGCGTGCCATAGAGCGCCCGGTCGGGGTTGTAGCTCAGCCACTGGTTCTGCTGCGCCGTCGAGGCCTGATCCCAGGGGACGGCCGTGCCCGCCTGATCCGTCACCGCCGCGCAGAAGGCATGGATGATGTCGTCGCGCAGCTTCTCCGATTCCCACACGCGCAGGGCGTCCTTCGCCGCGTCCCAAAGATTGATCTCTGTACGGAAGGTCGTCGATTTGGGCAGACGCACGCCGTTGCGGCGCCAGTCGATGGTGATCGGGCAGTTGAAGTTGGTCAGCTCTTCCTCGGCGCCATCCAGCACCTGGGCGCCGGTGATGCCGCTCGACTTCAGTCGGCCGATGAAGGGGATGTTGATGGTGCGCTTGGCTTCCTCCTCCGCCTGGAACTTGGTGAGGATGATGCCGCCCTTGTTGATGTCGGAGTTCGACATATAGGGCATGAACCGGCTGTGCCGGACGTACTCCTGGAAATACTTGGTGATCCAGACCTGCCGTTCGGAGGCTGTCGCGAGAATGGTTTCGGCCATGGCCGAGGCTCCTTATCGATTGATGGCGCTCGCGAACGCCGCGCCCGGTCCGATCGGGACGTGGGGCTGGCCGGCGCCTCCGGTTCCGGAAGCGGTGGCCAGGCTGCGGGGCGGGGCGGCGGCGGGCGCCGGTGATGGGGATCCGGCGGTGGCTTGCGCCGCCTGCCAGGCTTTGAAGGCGGCGAGGTCATCCGGCTTCACCTGCGCGAGGATCTGCTCGCGGTCATAGGCTTGCCGGATGAACTCGTAGGGGTTCTTCGACTGGAACACCTGCTGGTTGAACACGCGGTCGACATCGCATTTGGCCGCGCCCCAATCCTCGAGACGCTGGGCGAGATCCTCGCCCCGGGCCTGGACCATCAGGTCGCGGCTCATGTCGCGGCGCAGGGTGTAGACCTGCTCGAACATCTGCTGATCCAGCGGCGGAGGCTCCCGCGACGCTTGCGCCGCCGCCACCTCAGCCAGCCGCTGCTCCAGCGCCGCCGCCCGTTCCTGCGCGGCCTTGCGCTTGTCGCGCTCGTCCAGCAGGGCCGAGATCGGCGCGTGGTCGGTCGGCGCGGAGTCGGGAGCGCGGACGCCCCCGCTCGCATCGGCCGCCGGTCCAGACACGGTCTCGCCCTCGGCGGGCTCTGGCCCGTCGAGAAATTCCAGTTTGTCGCTCATCGATACCCCTCGCCCGTCCGCCGGCGTCGCGCATCGCCCGTAGCCCGGCGGCGGCCCGTGACAGTGTCCGCGTCACGAAACGGCATCGCCCGTCGGCCCAAGGGCCCCCCGGCGGCGGGATTCGATCCCAGACCGCGGGCGCTGCCGCGCCTATTCGATCCGGTGAGAAAACCTCAACAATCCAAAAACATCCACCCCAACACCCCGCTCATCCCGGAAGGACGCACAGGGCAGCGGAGCGGCCAATCCGGGATCCGGGAGCCACCACACCGACGCCCGCAACCGCGCACCGCGGCGCCACGCCCCGCTGACTGGATTCCGTATCTCCGTTCCGCTCCGCTCCACTGCGTACGGGATGAGCGGATCTGAAGGGGCGAATCCCCAAGAACCCCGCTCATCCCGGAAAGACGCGAAGCGCAGCGCAGCGGCTTGTCCGGGATCCAGGAGCCAACACACCGACGCCCGCAACCGCGCACCGCGGCGCCACGCCCCGCTGACTGGATTCCGTATCTCCGTTCCGCTCCGCTCCACTGCGTACGGGATGAACGGATCTGATGGGCAAAACACCCAAAAACCCCGCTCATCCCGGAAAGACGCGCAGCGCAGCGCAGCGGCTTGTCCGGGATCCAGGGGGCACACCTCGGGCGTCCGCGACCGCGAACCCCGACCCCTTGCCCAGTCCCCCTGGATCCCGAACCTTCACTCCGCCATGCGCGGCGTCGGCCGCCGCTAGGGTTGCGATCCCTCCCCCCACATCTCCCGCTCGGCCTGACCCTGAGCCACTTCCTGGCGACCCTGATCCAGCCCGGCCGCGAGACCCGCAGCGGCGTGATCGGCGTGAACCGCGTGGGCTTCGCTCAGTGCGTTCATCATCTGCGCCGTGCCCGCGGCGGTGTTGCGCTGGGCCTCGCTGTGGGTCTTGGCGATCTGAGCCTCGGCGTGGCGCGCCGCCGCCGCCTGCTGCTCCGCGCTCGCCTGCAGCTGAGCCGCCGCCGCCTGTTTGATCTGGTCAAGAATGGCTCGCTTGTGCGGGATCGTGCTCAATTGGATCAGCAGGCTCAGCGGCGCCTGCTGCTGATATGCCGGGCTCATTTTCACCAGGCTGATCAGCTCGCTGAACTGCTCCGAAGCGATATTCCCCGTGTCCTGTTGCACGTCGACCTCGATGTCGACGTCCATCTCGGCCACCACATTCCTGTAGCCCAGCACGCCGGGCATCAGGGTCGGCATGCCGGTTTCCGGGTGCGCGCCGATGGTCGGCGGACCGCCATGCACCGGCTGATTGAGCCCCACGAACTTCGGCGCATCCTCGTCGTCGGTGACGCGGATGAACTGCGGCACGCGCCAGAACTGCTTGGCCCGGGCCCAGCACTGCCGATAGATGCGCAGCTCCCAGTCCTCGATCGCGCCATAGAGATTGGCCAGCTCCACCAGCCCGCTCTGCTGCCGCGCCAGAAGCGCGCGGCCGCTGGCGTCTTCGCTGAGCCGGCCCAGGATCGCCGGGTTCGGCCCCATGCGCTCAATCTCGGCCTTGGCCTCGGCCATCATCTCCATATTGCCATGGAACTCGGCGACGTTCGGCGCCAGGCCCCAGCCATAGGGAATCACCCCGTCGGGCCTGGCCGCCTCCCGCCGCGCCACATCGGCGTCGACATCGATCGCGCTCGGGTCCTTCACCTCGATCCGGCTGGTGGTCAGCAGATGCACGCTCTTGGAGCGGCGCTTGTTGATCTCGTCCTGCGGGCCGATCATGTCCCACACCGCGCCATAGCGGCCGTTGTCGCGGCGCACATAGGCGCTCATCGCCTCGATCGGGCAGTCCGGCCGGCCCTTGTGATCCAGGTAGGGACTGAGGCCGAATTCAAGCACGTCGCGGCCGGTGTAGACCGCGCGGCGCCAGCCGTCGTCCCGATAATAGATCTCCACCACCAAAAGGCGCCGCTGCTTGGGATCGATCCACGCCCCGCCCGTGCCCGGACCGTTCAGGGGGCGGTCCTGGAAGCTCTGGTCAGGTATGACGCCGCCGCCCGGGCTGTTCTGCACCGCCAGCTCGATCTCGCGGCCCTTGTCCGGATAGAGCGCGGTGACGTCGTCGGCGTACATCCACTTGGCGATGCCCAGATACCGCGCATCCTTGAAATCGGGCCGGCGCGAGCGGGCGTCGTAGAAGAACTCCTCCCAGCGGATCTGGTCGATGGTGACCTGCTTGTCGCCGTCGACTCCGACCAGGGCGGCGGTTGTGCCGGGCACCAGCATGTCGCGGAAACAGTCCTGCTTGATCCGCTTGAAGCGGTTGTAGTCGGCGATATAGCGCAGCACGTCGGTAGCCGCGTCGGCCGCGTCGTCATTGCCGGGATTGCGCGGCCAGGCGCGCGGGTCGGAGCGGCCCTTTTCCGTCACCCCGATGATGCCGTTGATCGCCGGCTTGATCCGGTTGATCACGATCGCCGGCTGGCCGCGCTCCTGCAGCTTGACCAGTTCCTCGCGGGTGAACTGATCGCTGTCGTAATAGTCGATCGCCGCCAGGCTGTTCCTGCGCGCTTCCTGCGTCAGCTGCTCGGATTCGGTGAAATAGCGCTTCAGCTTGGCGAGATCGGGGGCCTGGACCGGATCGGCGTCTTCGCTCGGCGAGGCGGCCAACAGGTCGGGAAAGGA